GCTCCTTGTCCGCTCGCAGCGCGGCGTTTTCCTTTTCCAAGTCTCGGGCAAAGTCTGCCCAGACTGCCTCCAGCCTTTCATCAGGCTTAAATCCCACCCACCATATTTCCCTGTCAGTTCTTGGTGTCATTTCGTTCCTTTCTTAGTTGTTCACGTTTTTCCTTTAACCGTTTCTCAAGCTCTACCATCTGCTCAGGACTCATCAGATTGATGCAGGTGAATGCAATCAACGAATCATCGTCAAATAGTCTGGCTAGGATAGCGTATTCCTTCTCGTAGAAGCGAAGCGCGGCCTCTACCCCGTACTTCTGCTTGTATTCATCAGCCAGTTCCTTGGCATGGAGGATTGAATGCTCTCCCCATCTCTTATGTTTGAAGGCGAACATGGTTTTTCCAAGGGTCTTGTTCTTTGTACTCATCCGCATAGGGGATGTCGTTCAGGTCCATCCTCATCTCCTCAACCAGTTGGACTGCGATGAGGTCGATGTTGCCGATGTTTTTGCCGATCATTTCTTGATCCATACGAACTCTCCTTCTTCGTTGTATGTACCTACGCCATTTGCAATGGCTTGCTTTTCCATCTTAATGGTGGCCTCCCTAACTCCGGTGGTGTGACCCAGAATAGCTAGAGCAGTTATTGCTACCACTATCGTGACTACGATGAGTATGTCTTCTTTGTCTTTCATGATTTGTTTGTTTGTTGACTGACTCTGTTGTGTTGTTGAGCGGCAACGCCGCGAGTTGCAAGGCTAAACTTATCGCCGCAGGAAAACTTTGTCACATCGTTGCGCTAGCCTAGATGCAAGGAGCTTTCATGCAGGATTGCTCCCATGTCTTGATGTGCCGTCTGCTGATTCCTTGAAGGCAAGCTCCAAGTTTCGGTGGATTCTGGTTGCGCTGAGCCTGAGTGCAAGTGCCCTCACGCCATTCTTATCAAAGCTCCAACAAATTTGGGAATGGACTTTTGAATCCGCGCCTAGCAAAGCTAACTTTAACACCGTTTAAGGCGTCCGGTGCAACATGGCTGATACGTCCCCAGAACGGTACGGGGCTTAGTTTGTCTGGTGGTGTTCAATGACCGTACACATAACCACCGAAAAAAACGGCGTTGCAGGTTCTCCCTGCACTCTATTCCAACAGACAAAATTAAAGCCCAGCGAGGTGATGGTCTCAACTGGGCTAACCTGTCTGCTAAATTGTGTTGAGCGGCCATCACACCGCGAACCAAAAAGAACGTCTAACTACGAACGAAGATACCAGACAGACGCTTGACATCAAGGAAAAGTTCAAGGAAAATTAGCCTTATGACGCAAGATCGTGAATCCCAGCTAGATATGTTTGAACAAAGTTTCACGAAGAAGGTTGATTCAACCCAGAAACCCGCTCTACGGCGCATTCACACCATCAACGACCTTGCCAACTGCGACTTTTCTCCTCCTGCCCCGTTTCGGGTGATTAGGATTAGCCCCACCGAGGTCATGGTTTTGAAGGACGGATTCGGCCTTTAAGGGAGTTTTGTCCCTTTTGTCCCTGCTTTTTAAGGAATCGACCCCCTCCCCCATCAGGGATTCGGCCTTTAAGGAGTATTTTGAGGATAGGCCCTTTAAGACGTACTGCGACGATGGGCCGTGACGCCAGATATTTGCACGGTTCTGGACGGTGTCGGCAATCTGCCGATAGGCAATCCAGCGGTCGGTGTAGAGCCTGAAGAGGCGGAAGGAGCCTTCCATCGTTTCCCTGTCCCGCATCTCCACAGCGTGACCCCACTTGATGCAATCAAGGACGACGGCGGGTTGGATTTGAGCAGGTCCTACCGCTTTCCCGTTCCTAGCGTTCAGGTCGCCGCCACTCTCTAGCTGGACGATGGCTAGGAACAAAGCCCAGAGGGTCGCGTCGCTCATGGCCCATTGTAGGCCATTGCGTTCGATTCTAGGCAATAAAAAACCCCTAGGCCATGTGACCTAGGGGCTTCGCTTGACAGGGGCCTTTAAACGCTCAGGAGGTCAAAAGCGCGCGCCTTCAGGGCATCGCCAGACCCCATCAGGACGGACTCAAACCTTACCTCAGCCTGATCGCGGCCTTCCGTCACGCGAGACGAACGACCATGATCGACGTATTCGGTGACCGCGTTAAGGGCATCCCAGCGGGTTTTCCCCATGTTGCCGGTGCCGTGCTTAAAGAGGCGATTAAGCTCTTCCGCCTGATTCTCGACTCTGGTGGACGCTTTAACGCCTTCCTGAATGCCCAGCAGCAGGTTGAACGCCTTGCCAGCCTCATCCGCCGTCATCGCCGTCCGCGCCATCGCATTTATGGCGAGCTTTTGCTTTTCCTGAAGGTGATCGACGTACCCCAGAATATCCAGCGCAGCCGCAATAGACTGCTGGATGTTTTTAGTGTGCTTGACGCCAAACACCCGATTCCCGCCAGACACGGCGAGTTTAAGGGTGTTCGCGCAGACCACTCTCACGTTAGTCCGGTGAAGCTCAAAGCAGCCTGAGCCATCGTGCCGGTTGACCCATAGGTCATAGGTGAGCACCTTGTCCCCATTCACAACGGACCACGACTCGCGGGCCACTAGAACCCACTCCCGTTGGCCATTACGCAGGGTGCCAGCAGTCTCGACGACCGCCTCACCCCCGTACACGCCATCAAGGATGCGGTACATGGTTTCGCTCTTTAAGAGCCCGTAGCCTTGACCGACGACCGACAAGGGAACTTTGGCTCCTTTAGCCGTTAAGGCGACAAGCCCCTTTTGACCCGGCAACGCCAGACCGTCCAGCATCACCGGAACCTCCAGAATGTCGCGATGACCGATGCCTTCGACGAAAACGCGCATCGGAGACAGGCGACCGGGGAAAACGGTGCCCATCTTATGCCAAGCGGGCTTGTTGGAACCTAACGCCATTACGTCGTGACCGTAGACTTCGCTGCTCATGTTTTTATGTGGTTTGTTTTTTGTTTCTCCGTTATCGGATTGCCTACGACCTTAGCAGGTAAAAATCATAAGTCAATCACCTTTTTTAAAAGATTTCCGTCTTTTTTCGGATTGGGTCTTTAAGGGGATTGGCCCTTTAAGGCGGATTTGCCCTTTAAGGGGATTGCGCCTTTAAGGAGGTTTTCCGACTAATTCACCTCATTAGACAAACTAATGGTAAATGTGTAGACGGGGATTTTTTGAATGGTTCTGGATTAAAAAATCTAATTGAAAGGCCTTTTTTCATTAGAAACGCTAATTTGCCCAGAAACCCGCTTTCCTTTGCATTAGAGGCGAAAAGGCTTCCGGCCCTTGCTTGGCTATGGTTGCAAAAAAGAAAGGCCTAAAAACGAAAGGAAAGGCCTATTTTTTAGGCCTAGGAAAGGGGATTCCCTAGGGTTTCGCGAGGGAATAGGCGCAAAAAAATCCCGTCACCTTGCGGCAACGGGATTGAACTAGGGGAAAGAAAGGAAACCCCTAGGAAAAGAGAGCAGAAAAGGCGGCAAAAACCAATCCGCCTAGCGCAACGCAAAGGAAAAGCGCCGTCGCGATTAAATCACCTTTTTTCATTTTTGGGGAATCTTTACGGGGCAAACCTTCCGCAATCCGTCAAAACGAAGCAAAACAGCCTGCCCCGGCAGAAAATCCGCAATCCCACAATAGCTTCCACCTTCAAAAACGGAAGCAAGTTGCCAGTCTTTGCCGGAAAGGAAATTTTCCTTTGCAAGCTTTGCGGATTTGAAGTCGCGACCATATGCCGGAACCAATTCGGAATAATTCGGAATCATTTTTTTAGTGTTTTTTGTACGTTACTGTTTTTGTGTTATCCCAACAAAGGCGGCAAGCTTGGCACTTGTTGCCTTGCTTAGAACTAGGACAATTCCAATTTGCGGAAGAAACGGAAGAGGCGCAAACCCCTAGGCGCGAGGCTAGGCCTTCCGGCGCGACGCCTTCCAACATATACCCGGAAAGGCGGACAGTAAGGTTTGCCGGAATCTTTCCGCCTTCCTTTACATAATCCGAAACAAAGGAATATTCCCTAGTCGGAAGCCAAAAACGAATTTGCGGCAAAGCTTCCGCAACTTGGCAAAGCTTCCGCAAGTGCCAAACCCCTTGCAAATCCCCCGAGTCGTGCCAACGGAAAAAGCCGGATTTCTCATTTGCGGAAATCGCGCAAACCATATCCGAAACCCAATTTTCGGAAGCAAGGGAAGCAAAGCGACGTTCTAATGCGTTTTGAACATTAGGGAAAAGATACCTTCCTTTTAATGCGTAGCAAAAGGCGCAAACACTTCCTTTCACCTTAAAAAGCTTGCCGCCTATTTGGCAACGCTTCGCCGGGATTGAATAGGAAAAGCAAGGCATCTTAGAAGGCGCAGACAATCCCCCAATCCTTTGCCAAGCTTCTTTCCCTTTCGTTCTCTCTTCCTTTGTTAATGTCACTTTGTTTCCTTTCTTTTTTTTGGTTTCCTAGCTAAAGGCTTTTTGTTGCTCTCTATTTCTAGAGAGCAAGGGAAAACCCTTAGAGTAAGCCCCCAAGCTTGCCAAGCTTGCCAAGGTTAATGCAACCGGCTTCCGGCGCATCCCCTCCCCCGTAGCAGCACGCCCCCGCAGAATCTACGAAAGGCTTTTCATCATTCAAGACAAGCCAACCGGCGCAAGGGAACGTCTTTTTCGCTCCATTATCTCGGCACGCTTGCGCGGCTTCCTTTATCGTTTTGCCTCTTCCCCAATATCCTGCCCAACCGGAATCACTCGCGACAACAACAAAGGAGACGGATTTCACCGTTTCCTTTAACTTTTTTGAATGCGTTATCATTTTCTAGGCCTTTCTTTTTTTGGTTTCGCTAGGGTTTTCCTAGCTTGTTGAAACAATAGGCAATCCCCTTTTACTTGCAAGCTTTCTTTTCACTAATTAGCTTAACTAATTGAACCAATTAGCAATTAGAAAAGCTAATGCCTAGAATTAGGGAAAATTCCCCAATTCGCATTAAAGCCAATTTGAAAGCAAACTAGTGCCTAGGCCTAGGCCTTCCTTCAAATCGCTTTAAATCCAAAGGAAAGGCCTTTTCCAGTCAAATTAGCCTACCTAATGCCTAGGGAAACGAGATAGAAAGAAGAATAATGCTGAGAGAGTGGGTTTGAATGCATTAACCTTTCTTAAGAAAGTTACTTGCTCGCGAGGGATTAGCCTCCCTCATGCCTAGTTTCTCATTAGCTTTCCTACTAGGTACCACCTTATTAGGGTTTCTAATGCCTTCTCTCTCATTAGGCTACCTAATGTCGGGTAGGGGAGGAGGGGGTCTAATGGGTGGGGGGTGGGTTAAATTGGGATTGATCTAACCGCCTTTTTAAAAATTATCCAAAAGGGACCTACTCTAGCTAGACAGTAAACCCAGTTCTATAAACCTGTATTAGATGACGGAAGAAACAGGTGAAAAGTTACACTAGTTTCTAAATGGAGTTTGTAAGTTGTTGGTAGATAGCACTATTAGTTCTAATAATGTTCTACAGAAAATGCTTGTCTCGCGGGTGTAACAGAGTCACAAGGAGATATGGGAAGGAAGAAGATTAGTGACTTGGCTAAGTCTGTTGCTGACAATGGCAACGGGAAGGGCAACTATCTGGAGAGGCGGGACCCTGCTACGGCTGTTAAGGCTCTGGATATGCTGGCTAATGGGGACAGCTTCCATACCGTTAGTAAGGCTACGGGGCTGACATGGGAGACGGTTAGTCGGCTAAAGGCTAGGCACAAGATGGTGTTGGATGAGCGTAGAGCTATGCTGGCGGAGGATGCTCTGGAGATTGCGGAGGGTTTGAGGCTTCTTCAGAAGGAGAAGATGCGGATGTTGGCGGAGGACCCTGAGCAGTTGGCACGGACTAACATCAGGGATTTAACTCTTCCTTGGGGGATAGCTCAGGACAAGTTCCTGTCGGCTATGGGGGAGAACAAAGTGACCATTGAGCACAAGACGGCGGCTCCTAGCTTGGAGGACGCCATGAAAGCGATTGAGGAGGCTAGGGCCAAGCTCAAGGCTGGTTCTATGGAAGTTATTACGAAGGACGTAACTAATGAACCTACCCAACAAGAATAAGAAGCTGGCTTTTGAGTTTCAGAGGATTCTGCTGAGCCGTGCCATCAATGCTCTAAGCAAGGCTACGGACTTAAGCCGTGAGGAGATTTTCGAGTGGTTGATTGATGGTGAGAAGTGGGACGGAGTTAAGTACAAGGATGGACCTGCAACTCGACCAGAAGCTAGCTGACGCCCTGTTTAAGGACGTAGGCAAGACGACCATCATTGATAGGCACGCCTATCGGATGATTAGCATGGCTGAGCGCATTAAGGAACTTCCGCAGGAGCAGATACAGGCTTTCCTAGTTTCCTTGGTTAAGAAGGCTCAGGATGAGGAATGCTTTAAAAGCTATCCATTCCCTAACAGGAAGGCTCAGGAGTTCATTTACACGCATTTTGAGCGTGGTAAGCCGTGAGTTTGGTTTGGGAAAGGCATGAGGTGCTGAGTCCGCCAACCGATGCGGAGTTGGCGGCTATGTCCCCAGAGGACGTTCTCAAGCTCCATGAGGTTTACCATTCGGCCATCGCGAATAGCAAACGCGACCCCTATCGGTATGGGTGGAAGCTCCCCCATTGGAAGGATGCGGAGGAGTTGTTGTCTACGCATTCCGAGCTTCTGGTAAGTGGTGGCAATAGGTCCGGCAAGACAAGCTGGGCGGCTCACGCCGTAGTAAGGGCTGCGGTGGAGAATCCACAGTCCACGATCATGTGCTTTGCCCAGAATGCGGATGTGTCCATCCGTCAGCAGCAGAGTGCCGTATACGATGCGCTGCCCGAGGAGTATAGGGTGAAGGTGTTAGGAACTGAGGAGAATGTGTCCTATACGAGAAAGAACGGCTTTAGTAAGTCTAGCTTGATTCTTCCTAACAGCAAAAGCTCAATCATCTTCAAAACCTATGCACAATTCCTCAACAATGACACTATTCTTGAAGGTGCTGAGCTTGGGTGCCGCGATCCTAAGTGGATTAACATTGGGGCTTGGTGTGACGAATACCTCGTCGGGCCTGAGCTTCTTGCTACTCTTCGTTTTCGCCTTGCCACTCGGAATAGCAAGCTGGTGGTCACTTTCA